GGGTGCGGTGAGTCGCTTCATGGCCGAAGCGCTTACGCCGCTGCTGCCGTTGCTCACGCAGCAGATTGAAAAGATGACCGACTCGGGCGCGGCTGCCGGTGAAATGGCGGACGGGTTCGATAAGGGCAAATCATCTGCGCAATCGTTGGGCGAAACGCTGGCGGCGCTGTTCAAGCTTTTGAACGGCACGCGGGAAATCATGGGGCAGGTGGTAGACGCTAGCGCAATGTCTATCCGCACGCTTTGGGAAGGCGGAAACAAAGCGAAGGAGTTGGCCGCGCTGTCGCAGCAGATGCGCGATTCGTGGTCACGCGCCACCACGTCATTCACTGGCGTAACAGCCGCTGTTGACTCAACCGCCGAACTTACCGATGCGGCGAAGGAAGCGGCGAAGGCCACCGCAGCAGCGGCGGAGGCTGCGGAGAAGCGCGCCGCAGCGGCGGGCCGATCCGCAGCCGCATCCAAGGCGGAGAGCGAAGCGAAGAAAGCCGCAGCCGCCGCCGAGCGCGAACGTGCGCAGGCGGCGAAGGAAGCGCAACGCGCCATCGATCAAGCCAACCGCGAACAGGCGCGCGCCGAAGCGGAAATGCAGCAACAGCTTAACGAACAGATCGCACGTGAGACGGCGCTTATCAACGAACGCACGGTTGCCATCGAGCGCAGCAACGGCGCAACGGAAGATGAAATCGAACTGCTGCGCCTGCGCCAAGGCGGGGCCAGCCAGCGCGAGTTGGAATTGACTGGCGAAATCCAGTCGATCAACAACGCCACCGAAGCGGCCAAGCAACGCCAGCGCGAGTTGGCCGACGAATCGCAGCAGTACACCGACACGGTAGCGATGGGCTTCACTGACATTTTCCACTCCATCACCGAAGGCAGCGACAGCGCAACGGAAGCCGTGAAGCGTTTGATTGTCCAGTTGCTCGCCATGTACGTGACGCAGAAAGCCATGTCCGCGCTTGGATTCAACAGCGGCGGAAGCTGGGGCTTCCAAGGCGTTGCCAACGGCGGCGCGTTCGACCAGCGCGGCATGATGCCGTTTGCGCAAGGCGGCATCGTGCACAGTGCCACGCCCTTCACGTTCGGCGGTGGCCGCTTGGGCGTCATGGGCGAGGCCGGGCCGGAAGCCATCATGCCGCTTGGGCGCGACGGACAGGGCCGCTTGGGCGTGCGTGGCGGTGGGACGAAAGTCAACGTGCACAACTACGCAGGCGCGTCGATCAGCACGCAGGCGGACGGCGACAATCTCGACATTATCGTTCGTCAGGTAAAGGACTCGCTCGCAACGGACGTGATGCGCGGCGGCAACCCGTTTGCAACCACGCTTGAGCGCACCTATGGGGTGCGGCGATGACCACGGGCATTGGCGCGTCGGCGGAACTGGTCCGGTGGATGATCGCTGCGCCACCGGATGAAATGTGGTTGGACGTGATCGAACTGACCCATCCGAATTGGCCGCAGGGCTATGTGTTGGTCAACTTCCCCGAGCCGATTCAAGTCACGTTTGAAACGGGGCGCGCTGTCACCGCAACGCCGGTCGCGTTTCAGATCGACTTGCCCGACGCTGGCACCGATGGCCGACAGGATATGTCTATCGCCATGGACAACGTGGGCGGCGAAATGTGGGCGGCGTTGGAACTGGCGCAGCAGCAACCGGCCTTCCCGATTTCGATCACGTGGCGCGCGTACACCAACAAACAGCGCAGTGCGCCGCAGGCTATCCCGGTGGAGTTGACCATTACCAACGTCGCCGCCACGAAAACCGCAATCAGCCTGACCGCTTCGCGCACGGACATCATCAACCGCAAATGGCCGCGCGTGTTCTATCGCGGCGAGCGCTGGCCGGGGTTGAATCGATGAACGATCTTTCTGCATTCGTCGGCAAGCCGTGGCACCCGGCCAGCAATGGCCCGGACGCGTTCGATTGCTGGGGCCTGACGCGCGCCGCATCGTTGGCGCTGTTCGGGCGCACGTTGCCCGACCTTCCCGAAACGTGGCAGGTGTGTGATGTAGTAGATGCGCCCGTGGGTTGGGTGGAAGTGGATACGCCGATACCTGGAGCCGTGATTGCGCTGGGCAACTACGCCGGGGCCATCAAGCACGTGTGTCTGAGCTTGGGCGAACAACGCGTGTTGAATACCGGGCGCACCGTTGGCGCGCACATTGGGTCGTTGGCGACGCTGCGCAACATCTATCCCACGGTGAGGTTCTACGTATGGCCGTGATTCGTTTTATCCCCGATCCATTCAAGCCGCACCGTTGGGTGGAGCGTGACTGCGCGAATGGCATCCCGGCCATTGACGCAGTGCGCGCGACGTTCCCCGAGCATCTGGACGCGGCTGTCATCATCCTGCGCAACGCGCGTCGCCTGCACGGTGATGAAGTGTTGGAGGCTGGCGATAGCATCGTGGTTGGCATTGCACCGGAGGGTGCCGCGTTTGGCGCTGCTGTACTCAAGGCGGTTATCAGCGCGCTTATCAGCGCTGCGGTTTCCTACCTTGTCAGCGCGTTGACCAAGCCCAAGCCGCGTAACAGCAATGCGAAATCTGCAAGCCCTTCCTACTCGATCCAGTTGGATCAGAACGCCGCGCGCCTGAGCGACATTGTGCCGGTGATCTACGGACGTGTGCGCGCGATGCCCGACATTGCAAGTCAACCCTATTCGGAGTTCAACAACCACAACGAACGCGCGTACATGATCCTTTGCCTTGGCATGGGTGAGTTCACCATCAATGACGTGTATGTGGGCGAATCGCGCGTGCGTGACCTGCCGGAAGGCAATGTGCGGTACTGGCAGATTGGCCCGTACCAGCATAATCAGATTTTGGGCAACGTCGAATGGTTAACCGGCGTGAACGAAGACATGGCGACGATTGCCGAGTCGACCGGAATCGATATTTCAGCGCCGAACGATCCTAGCGAAGCGTCCGTGATTGCCACTGTGTCGGGCGGTACGTTGACGCCGGTCGATCCGAACGCATGGAACGTGTGGGCAGGACTGGTGCCGGGCAAACTCTACAACGTTGCCAATTCAACCGGTGGCGGCATCACCGCAGCGTTCGTTGGTATCGGCCCGAACAATTCGGCGGTGTGGGATCGCGCGTTGCCGGTGCCGACCGGTTCGGATCACTTCGACGGTTCCATGATCCTGCAAGCCTACTCTGACCCGCAGCGCGGGCCGATGGCCTACATGCAGTTCAGCAACACACACACATTCAAGGTGGGTGAGTTGATCTTGATCGAGAATCAGGGCAGCACGCTGGGGCCGTTTGAAATTTTCGAGAAGCGCCCGAATTCGTTGGTGTGGAACATGTTTATTTCCGGCACGGGCTGGGTTGCCAACTTTGGCCCGAACGGCGGCATCTGGCCGTCGCAGGCCGCGCGCGTCATTACAAGCGGCGTGGTGAACTGGACCGTGAGCGAGTACCAGCCGGGCACCAATCCTGCCGAGCCGTTCCGCTGGCTTGGGTGGTTCATGACAGGGCGTTCAAGCACCACGACGAACCGCATCTATGTTGACGTGGTGATGCCGAACGGAATTGCATGGATCACCGATAAAGGTAACTACGTAAATTTCAACGTGACCTTCGCCATTGAAATTCAACAGGTGAACAGCGACGGCGTGCCGGAGGGCGGCGTGTGGCGTTTCAACCAGAACATTTCGGGTGCGACGATGAACGCGCGCAAGGTGACATGGGCGTTCGACATGCCTACCGCGCGTTATCGCATTCGTGTTGCGCGCGCGACCAAACGCGATGATGCAGCGTCCAAGGAAGTCAGCAACGCTACCCTGTTCGCCGTTCGTTTCCGCGTCTACCATCCCCCCGGTACTGGCGCATACGAACACTGCACGCTGCTGGTGATGCAGTTCACTGCCGGTTCCGGCCTTGCCGCTGCGGCAAGCCGCCGCGTGACGGTGGACTGCACCCGGCTGATTCAAGCGCCGCTCTATAGCGATACGCTGCTGGACACTTCCAACCCCGCCGACATTGTGCGTGACGCCTACACGGATTTGAAGTATGGCGGCGCGCGTCCGTATTCGGAACTGGACATTGAAAAGTTCGCGCAGCTTCGCCCGCAGTGGGCGACTACGCCCGGGTTTAACGCGATCTATGACAGTCAGATCACGTTGATTGAAGCAATGCAGCAGATGCTCAACGTGGTTCGCGCAATCCCCACACCTACCGGCAAACTCATGTCGGTTACGCAGGACGCGCCGCGCCCGGAACAGTTCGGTTTTGATGATTCAAACATCGTAGTAGACTCGACCACTATCGGTTACGGTTTCGACGGCGAGGACATTCCCGACTGTCTGGAAATCGTCTACACCAACCCGACCACGTTCACCGAGGCGCGCGTTTACTACCCGTCGCAGGGTGCGCGACCGGAATCGCTGGAACTGTTCGGATGCACCAACGCGGATCAAGCGTATGGCTGGGCCAAGTGCGTTTGGCAAGATCGGAAGTTGAATCACAAAACGTGTGAGTTTGAACTGGAAGCGGAAGGCTATTTGCTTGGGCCGCTGACGCGATACGGCGTTTCCATTCCCTCACTGTCCAATCAGCAATCCGGGCGTGTGGTCGCAGTGGATGCGCAGGGGCGCGTCAAGCTGGATGCGAAGTTGGGGCCGTTGGTTGGCGTGATGGCGTTCGTTGGCGATGACGGAAAGCAAGGGCCATGGATCGGTATTGACTGGATCGACCCCACGCGAACCATCGTCAGTTTTGCCAGCGTGCCGCAAACGCCGATCTACCCTGCCGACAATCGCCGCGATGCGACGGTGTGGCGCGCGGCGGTCTACACGGAACAGGCGTTTCATTTCCAGTGCGTGAACATTCAGACCGGTGGAGCAATGCGGGTGCGCGTCAACGGAAAGCAATACTCCGATGCGGCGTATTACGGAACGTTCGTTGAGAACTGGATCACGGGAGACTGACGATAATGGCCGACCTTCCAAAATGGCCCGCGACGCTCCCTGCGCCTGACCGTAGCGGGTATCAGTACAGCATCGGGTTCGGGCTGGTGCGCACGCCGTTTGAAGGCGGCTACACGCGCCAGCGTCGCACGTCCTTTGCAATGCCCGGCGCGTTCGCAATGGAATTCCGGATGAACACCAAACAGCTTGGGCTGTTGCAAGTGTTCCTCGACACCTACGGGTATGGGTGGTTTTCGATGGATTTGGTCAGCGGGGCCGCGCGTATCTGGCGACCGCTGTCGGACTGCATTTTCCACAAGGTGCGTTTCACGTCTGACCCGGTGATGGCAATGGTCGCGCCGAACCTGTGGCAAGTGACGTTGCAGGCCGAAGTCGCATCTATGCGCGACCCGCGCGCCGATGGCGGCACGGTTGGACACTTCGACCTTGTGGACGATGTGCAGCCGGAGTTGGTGGACAACTTGACCGATTGGGACACTCTTTCACTCTGAGGATGCGCCGCCATGGCACAGCATGACTACAACATTTCAAACGCGACCGGCGCAAACTTCCGCGCGGACGTGAATAGCATGGCGCAGGCCATCGTCACCGTTAACAGCGGCGCAACCGAACCTGCGGTGCGCTTCGCCGGTATGTTGTGGCTTGACCTGTCGGGCGGTGGCGACGGCGTGATGCGTCGGCGCAATCAGGCCAACACCGCATGGCTTACGGACATTGGCATCGATCAGACCGCGCGTACCGCCGCAGCGGCGGCGCAGACCACGGCCAACGCCGCGTTGCCGCGCGCGGGTGGGACCATGACCGGGGCAATCGTGTTGCCTGCCGCTGAGCCGACCAACAATCAGGCTGTATCGCGCGCATGGGCCGACCAGCTCTATCAGGTCCGGTTGCCCGTCCCGGTCGCTGGAAGCCTGCTGGTGGGCGCTGCGGGCGGCTGGACGGCCACCCTTGCACCGGGGGCCGATCAAGCCATTCTTGTCACGTCCGGTGGCCTGCCCGTGTGGCAGCCGACCGGAATCATTGCCTCGCCCGGCATCGTGGTGCGCACCGGTTCGGACGGCACCATTGACAGTAGCTTTATCCCGCAGGTTGCATCGGGCCTGAAATTCTGCGGCACGTTCAAGCCTGCCGTAAATGCGGAGTACCCGACCACGGGCGGGCACGGCGCGGGCGGCGCGCCTGCCATCGGCGATTTCTGGATCATTGATGGGCTGACCACGGGCGGGTACACCTACCTGACCGGCTCGCTTGCCGGTGTCACCGTCTACAACGGCGATTCCATCGCGTTCAACGGCGCGACCGATTGGTTCCGCATGGGTAGCACGATCTTCCTGCAAGGCTACCTGCGCACCGATGGCACCATTGCCATGGCGGGCAACTTGAACATGGGCGGTTTTGCCATCAACAACGTCAACGGCGTTGCTGGCCGCGCGGGCGCGCCTGTGCCGCTGAGCAATTTCAAGATCGACGCCACCAACGTTGTTATTTCCCCGCAGCGTGGCGCGAGTGGTGCAGACCTTGCCGTGTTGGACTCTGGACGCCTTGCCACCGACCTGGGCCGTATGCAGATTTTCGTCGGTACAAGTTCGGCCAACTTGGGCATGTTGGCCGTGCGCATCTTTAGCACCACTGCCGCTTACGCTGCTGGTGACTACGTTGTGCAGGCTGGCCGCATGTACCGCGCCATTGCTGCCGTCGCCGCTGGCGCTTTCGTTCCGGCGCAGTGGGCTGCGGTGGCCGATGGCAGTACCGGCCAGTTCCTGCCGCTGACCGGTGGCACGATGACCGGCACCATCACCAGCACGGCGCAGGATTTCTTGACTTCCAACCGTAACGGCTGGTGGTTCAACTATTCCAACTTGGGCGATGGACGCATTGGCTTGTGGGATAACGCGTTGCAAACGTTCGTCTACACGTATGCATCCAACGTCAAGCGTCACGTATTCAATGGCGGTATCGAAGGGCAGAATGGCCTTAACCTGTATACCGGTGCAGTGTCCACGCAGGTTGGCACGGTTGCCGCCGGTTATGCCGACCGTGTTACGCGCTGGCTGCAAGTGCTCAACGCTGACGCTAGTTTCGGTTGGTATTCCTACGACGCAACGGGCGGCAACGGGCGCGAAGCGTTGACCATGTACACGACCGTCGCAGGCGGTTCCGATCAAATTCGGTTCCGTGGTCAAAGCGTGTGGTGGGGTGGCAACTTCGACCCGAATAGCAAGCTCAATAAGGGTGGCGACACGATGACCGGTGCGCTCACGGTCACGTCTGGCAACTACCTTATCAGTCAGTACAACGGCTATGGCTTGATCTATTCCAATTACGGTAGCGGGCAGTTCGTGCAGTTCGACGTTAAGACCAACGTCACCGCCTGTGAATACAACTTGGCATCCGGTGGTATCTGGCAGTTCCGGGGTGCGGTCTATTGCGTGTCGCTGACGCAAACGTCAGACCGTCGCATGAAGCGCAACATTGAAACCTATCAGCCCCCGGCAGGCATCGCCGACAATCTGACCCTGTACGAATACGAAGTGATCGACGGCGGTGTGTACGCAGTGGGCCTTATGTCTGATGACGTGAAGGTGTACGCGCCACATCAAGTTTCAACGAACACGCTCGCCGATGGAACGGTGACGGAAGGTGTCAACAAAACGGATTTGACGTTGGAGTTTATCGCCGACCTTGCCGCGCGCGTTCGTGCGTTGGAAGCGGCTGTGTTCACCCCCTGACAGGAAGAGAGAAATGAACCGTATGCAGCCGCACGAAGCGTTGGGTTATATCACGCAGCTTTGCAATGATTACATTCGCACCCTGTCGCCGTCTGCGCAGGGTCCAGTGGGCGAGGCCGCGCAGCTTGCGCTTGACGCGCTCAAGCCGCTGGTGATTGGCGCGGTGCCGAACGCTGGCGTCACCCCGGATGCTGGCCCGTTGGAAAGCGAGCAGGCATAAAAAAAGGGGTGCCATCCGGCACCCCTCCCCGATATACCGGGCACACCCAAGTAAAGCTAGTGACGGTCCCCGGTTGCGGCCATGGCTGCGCGCGACGTATAAGCGCGCAGGCACTCGTCGGCGCGTGCTGCGATAGTTTCGACAGGCGCGCCCGGCCACTGGCGCATGGTTTCGATAAAGGCCGACTGCCAGAATGCGGATTCGCGCGCCTGCAAGGCGGGGGCAGTGGTCAGGTTGCGTTGCGTATCGGTAAAGACTTGCACGGCGGCTTCTTCCTGTGGCGTGTCGGGACGACTAGGCTGCAATGCGCCAGTCTCAAGAGCCGCGACGGCTTCCAACGTTCGATCCTTCACCGTCATCACCGCGTATCCGTCTACGATCTTGTGCGGCGTGGTGTGTACGCCAAAATGCTTCTTTCGATAGCAGCGCCCGGCAGTGACGCGCCCATCAAACAATGCAATCGTGACCTTGGCCGGTCGCTTGATGCGCACCGTCTCGCCCGGCTTTGCATTGTCCAGCGGTGACCAATCCACAATTTCGTCAGGCGGCAACGTTTGCTTACCCGGCTTCTTTGAAATGACCGGTGCAGCGGCGGGTGCGGGCTTACGCTGCGACATAGGAATGGGCTGCGGCATGGCGATAACCTTGCAAGGTGTGGGGAGTTTCAGAATTTCGGACTTGAGGCCGGAGACACTTCCATTGCAGAAGAGTCGTTTACGTTCCGGTATCCGATCTTGAATAGTATGACTGATGAATTTGGTCATCAAGATGACCTTATCGCAGCCCTTAGCAAACGTCCGTGTTTCGCCTTCCCTATCGCGGTTGAGGAAGTGTAACGAATGCTGGGGGAATTCCTGTTGCACCATCCGCACTTGCTCGGGTAGTAGTCCAAGGATTCCGATTTTCATGGGTCGGTCTCATGCTGTGCGACGGGGTGTCGCATGGCCTAGTTACTAGGCTTTTTGCCGTTTGTCAAATAGTGGTGTAAAACACCGGAAATCCGCGCTATTGTGCCCCCCGGCTGGGCCAGTAAGTGCGCAAGGGTGCGGCCCGTAATACTACGGTTGACAAGAGGATAAGGCCATGGCTGACGGTGGGTTCAGGGGCGGCGATGAAGGGGGTCGCTGGGGTCCGCGCTATGCGATATTGCGCGGGCATGACGTGGTGCCCGTAGCGGACATGTGGGAGTGGGCGCGTTGGCGCGAGTCGCACAACACGCGTGTGGCACAGCATCGGCTAGGGCGGTGTTGTGTCTCGACTGTCTTTCTCGGCATGGATCACGGCTACCGCGATGGCCCGCTGTGGTTTGAGACGTATGTGTTCAATGGCCGCAACGGCGACTATATGGCCGAGCGCTATGTGACGTGGAAAGAAGCCGAAGCCGGGCACGCCTTCGCGGTGCGTTCGGAGCGGTCCAGCTTCCGCGCGTGGGTGCATGGCCCGAATGGATTAGAGCGCGTGCTGGTGATTAGCTGGAATGCCGGTTATGTGATTCTGGAAGACGGCGAAGTAATGCCGCGCGGTATCGTGTTCCGCAACCGCCGCCGCGTGCCGTACCGCGCGGCTACCTATCAACGTCGTTTCGAGGTGCATACATGAGCGCTCCCGAACCTGGCCCCACGCCGTCGCTTACGCCGCTGGCCGTCACCATTGGCGCGCAGCTTGTGTTGCCCGTCATTGCGTGGCTGGGGTACGGCTCGCTGCAATCCATCATCACGACCGCCGTGTGTTTCGTGGTGATGTTGATTATCCGCGAGCAACATAACAAGCGTATGCGCAAGTGGCTGTTGGATGCGGCGGCGCACATTCGCGGACAGGTTGACGACTGCAAGATGCACCCGAACGCGTTG